AATCAGCTTGCGGTATCCCCCATTGTTGAATAAACTTTTGCATAAAACGATTAGAACCATAGCCCTTAGTTCCACCGCCGCAAAAACTGAATATTCTGATTGTATTTGTATCCATGATTAAAAATACCTCGGCCTATCATTATAACTATAGCGCATTTCCACCTGTCTTTTTGTCCGTGCTATTGGTAGGCCATCAAGCATTGCAAATTCAAGGGCATTCATTAAATGGTCTCGCCCTTTCATAATTTTACCTTTATCATCTCTTGAATATCCCCGCCATTCTTCCATAAACTTGCGGCAAGTATTAAATACCTTAAAACGCCCTGTTCTTATTCGCTCTAGCACATTATCTACAGCAAGCTCTTTGGCATATCTTCCTTTTTCTAATTTAAGCCCTGCATTTGCGTAATCATCAATCAATCTCTCTCCGTCTCTTTGAGAACCTTGGTTAACTGCTGGATCGCAAACTCCTCTTATCCAATCACATCCCATAAGTTTTAGACTGTAAGCATGCTGAGCAGCGGTCTTTTCACTAACCGAATATTCTTTATAAACGTAGAGTGTATCGTTATCTTTATCATGAGCGAGGAACACAACGGCAGTAGGCGCAAAAAAGCCTACGTCCATACCAAACACACAAGCCCAGTGATTCGGTATTTCAAACGGATCAATTAAAAATTCACTTTCTTGTACTTGATAAACAAGCCCAGAACCAACACTTGGTATTCCTTTTTCCCTAGCTTCTAATTCATAAGGTTTTAAGGTAGCTCTTAGCTGATTCTTAGTTTCCTCCGATAAATGTAAATTATCGTCCCAAGTAGCTTGAATGTAATATTTGCCGTTAATGGTAATTTCTGGATCACTACGGACTATTTCGTAATCTTCGCTTTGTAGTTCTTCTACAGACGTTATTTCTTCTGATTTTGCTTTAGATACCCTTTGCTCTAAAAAGTAAGACATCATTTCAGTATACCCTTTTAGAGGGGTCATCGTAAGAATTAAACGTCCTTGTCCTACTCCGTCAACATCTGCAAGACGCATAGCGCATTCGGTATACACATCCTTAGGTGGTTCTTCATCTAGATGGATAAGGTGGCATCTCGCCCCTTGGAACTTCTCCCTACCTTGTTTGTAAGATTTAAAATAAAGACTGGAAAAACCACCGCTAGCATGTTGTATCTGTACATAATCAACAGCTCCGTTAACTCCTGAGAGCATTGCCTTTTTTAAGATTAGGCTAGAATGAATAAGTCCATCAGTAAAACCACCATCAGAGGTATAACCGCCTATCAATTTAAGCTGTAAAACGTTTCGGGTTATCTCATAGTTTTCAGATGCCACCCATGCAATAATAGGATGATTGAACCTATGCCCCTCCCACCAATTAGGATAGACTCCTGTTAAATGTATGGCATCCTCAATACAACCGCAGTAGGTTTTACCCGTTCTGTTACCAGCTAAAAACAAACGCTCAATAGAAGTTTCTCCTGCTTTATGAAAGCTAGCTTGTTTGGGGTTAGGAGTGTAAAAGCGGAATCCTTTAAGACGTTGTGTCTCTAGTTCCTTATCAGTGAATAACGATAGCATCTACAAAAATTGCAAGGTTCTTTAAGTGTAATTATATAGATATCGCTTGACTTAGGCAATTATATTTAGTATCTGTTATTTAGCAATTGTTAGTAAGTTCTAGGAATTGATGCACTTTTCCTAGAACTTATCTTTATTTTTATATCCTCCAAAAATTAAAATCCTAAAAAATAGTTTAGAAATTATCGTATAAATTTGAATACATAATAAAGCTTATGGAAAGTGTTGCTAATTTATCACATTAAAAGGTTAAGAAATTAAGTAGTTTTTAATTCTTTTCTTCATTAAAACGCTCTCTTAAAATATAAAGCACCTGTGCTTTTCTTGTGCGCAAGTCTTTGGCCGCTTCCCTGTCTATTTTCTCCAGTAACTCTGGGTCTAGTTCAACGTGGACAATGATTTTTTGTTCTTTGGTCATTTACTCCCCAATGTCTTGTAAAAATTGTTTTCTTTGCCCTTCATCTGGTATTTTCCCAATTGCACTTCCATTTCTTTTTTCATTCTTTAACCATTCCACTACTTCCCTATCTTCTTTCAACAAATAAATTTTATCAAAATCCACTGGTATTTTATAAAACGCACAAAAATCTTTTAATTCATTAACTAATTTAAGACATTTCTTTTCTTCTTTAATAAACTTTTGCACATCATTTTCATCTAAATTTTTATAAGCATTTATTGCAAATGCAAATGACAAATGTTGAAGTTTACTTCTACATTTAGATAATTTAAGATCTTTTTTTCTGAGTTCACACGCTATTTCTTCCTCATTCATTCCACCACCTCCCAATCCTCTGCTTCTATATCCTCTAAAGTAACTGATAATTGCATTACGCCAAACGCTGAAGCTATTATTGTACTGTCAATCTTATTAAATATTTTATTACTTCCTATCCTTCTTATTGTTTCTCCATTTTTGTAAAATTCCTTAGCTAGATTAAATGATATAGGAATTTTACCTTTTGCTTCAATTATGTTCATTTTGCTTTTCCCTCACAATATTTTGTTACTAATAACTTTAGATAGTTTAATTTTACTTCTGTTTCGTTACTACCCCAATTATCCATGACATAATCTACTATCTCGTTTTCGAGTTCTTTTACTTTTGTGTTATTCATCTTGTTACCTCTTATTTAATTTAAGTATTTCTGACATTCAAACATTACAGGTACAACAAGGCTATAAACATCTAAGTATTTCTTTTCTGCCTTGGCATAGTTAAAGTCATAACTTTTCTTTGCTTTTTTATATTCGTTATATTCAGCTTGTCCTCGCATTTTGAGCCCTGCCTGCTGTCCATGTGTATCAGTATTTGCAACATCTCTTAAATTTCTTTGCTTTTTTACGAAGTCTAATAAAAGGTTTTGTAAAAGCATTGTATCATGTTCTTTAGTGCTAGTTTTAGTTATTATTTTTTTCATAATTTAACCCTCCATATTCATAACTTTTAAACCTAACCTATCAGCTGCATAATTAATATGCTTACTTGTCGTCCGAGACCAATAACCAAGTCTGTATAATGTATTATTTATAAAATCTATTTTAGCTACCTTTGTTTTGTATGAATAAATAAATTTATTATCATATCCTAAGTTTTGTGTGTATTTTTGAAATTTTTGCACTTTATTCACTCCTTTAATTTGTTGTAATTACATGTTACAATACTTTTAAAGTAATGTCTAGTTACTTTTTAGGTAATTATAAAGTATTTCTATAATTGTGATAAATTTATTACAAGAAAAGTCAAGTGCGCTTTTCTCAAAAACGTACGATTTCCTCTGCGTTTTCCTTGTATTTCGGGCATAAAAAAAAGACGGGGAGTGAGTCCGTCTTTTCTTTTGCTGATAACACAACAGTACATTGCAATTATAGTATAATTTATTGGCCCCTAGTTTTCAAGCTTTTTGTTCTTAGCCTCCTCTAACCATTTATAGATTTGATCTATTTTGTCGCCCTCTAGCAATTCAAGCACAGATGTCCCCTGCTCCTTTAGTTCTTCTTTTTCTGGAGAGTTCTTAAACGCCTTAATTTCTTCCATAGCTTCCTCATGTGTTAGCTCGGTAAAGCCAGAAAGAGCAGCGGTTACAGCTTCTAGTCTAGTTTTTCCATCTTCTGTTTTAACTTGTACAGTTGGTTGATATACACTTTTGGGCAATAATTTATTAAAGTATATTTGATGTGCCCACCCCTCGCCTAAAGTAAGATTTCTCCATAGAGCATCAAATGCTTCTTCATATCTTGAGACTGCTAACGACTGAAACATTGCTCGCTCTATCGTAGCTTTGTTGAGAGTTCCCTTAAGCTTTCCTTTTGGATTACCTGATTGTCCTTTTTTAAAAAGTGTGCTTGCTTTTGCCATCAGTATATACCTGCATTTTTCTGTATTTTTTACTAGATTTGCAGACTATTTCATCAACTCGCGAATAGCTATAATGCCAAGCAATGCAACCAGAAATCCTATCATAACGCCATTTACAATAAACCACGTATCCATTATTTAACTCCGTTTCTAAGTAATACTGCAAGGACCTGATCTCTATCATCGCCAGTATCTCCAATACTCGCTGCTATTGTTATTAAATCAGGTTTATCAGTACCATCAGGCATAAAATTATTAGCAAGTAATAAATCTAAATTAATACTATCTCCTGTTTGTACAATAAGAGTTAACAATTCATTAATTTTTGTTTGTATATTTGCTGGAAATGCCATTTTATTTACCTTTTTTCTTTTTAGTTAATGTTTGTTTACCATCTAAATTTTTATTAAGAAGATCAATTACCTCTAGATTGTTATAATAATTTGCCCAGAACATAGCGGTATGTGAATCTATATCTATTATTTTAGTATCAGCTCCCGCTTCCATTAGCAATTTAACTATATCAGGTTTATTACAACTTGCAGCCCATATAAGAGGTGTATAGCCGTATTCATCCTGAACATTTAGGTCCATGCCTTGATCTATTAGTTCTTGTATTTTAGTAATGTTTCCTAATTTTACGTAATCTATTAAAGTCATATTTATTATTAATTTGTTAACATTTTACAATTTTTGTTACATATATGCAATATTAAAAAGGTAACTCATCAGAGGTAAAAGATTCGTCAATTTGCTTGTTAGCTACTCCGTTATAATCAATTGCAAACTTACCGCTCTTCTCGTCCATATATTCATTATAAAAAGGGCTAGCTGGAGTAATAAAAGTTTTTATTTCATTACGAGGTTGATCACCTTTATCATTGATAGTAATTTCTGCAAGACAAGCTAGGCCATGAAGATCGGCGAAATTTTTAATAGTTCTCATTTTTTCTGCTTCTGGTGATTTGTCTGCTGGATGCAAGCCATGAGCGGAATCAAGAATAGCTTTAATCATGCTTCTACCAATATCGGCAAATTTTGGTGAGTTATTGCTATGTAAACCAATATTGCCCCATACTTTTCTATGTTCGAATTCTCCATTTAAAACTACGAATTCACAAGCCAAGTATATACTAGTTCCTGCTTTACTTAAGGTTGCCCATCCATCAGTAAATTCTTCTGTTACATGATTACCTTTTTTTATTAGCAAGCGGACTTTTGCTATGGTTTTATGTGGTATTAGTTCGTATGACATTTGCTCTTCTGCATCGTTAAAGTTGTTCCATTTACTCATTGTTTTTCTCCATTAGTTCTTTTAATTCTTCAATATTTTGCTCTATTTGCTCTAATAGATACTCACGATAAAAATTA